CGGCATATTCGATCTCGGTGAAGGAGCAAAGAAGGAAGACGTTGATAAGTTCGCCTCCTTCTGGGCTTCAGAGATTGCCGGTAAGGGCGCACTCGCATTCATAGGTAATACCAAGGGCGCCAAGTTCATCCCGTTCCGGGGCCAGGGGAACTCCAATAGGGACATGCAGTTCCTGGAGTGGCAGCAGTACCTGACCCGCAAGATCGCAGCGGTCTTCGGCCTGGCTCCTCAGGACTTCAACCTGACCGCCGACGTCAACCGCAGCACAGCTGAGACGCAGGACCAACACACCGAGGACCGGGGGCTGCGGCCCCTGATGCAGCTCATCCAGGAATACCTGACCCGAGAGATCGTCTGGGACGACGGCTTCGGGGGGCCGATGAACAACCTGGCGTTCCGCTTCACCGCGCTCAATCTCAAAGAGAGCAAAGGCAAGGCGGACATCAACAAGCTGGCCCTCGCGGGCATGCCCTGGAAGACCGTCGATGAAGCACGCATCGACGACGGACGGGCACCGCTCGGTGGGCAGTTCGCCCAGCTCATGGCCATGAGCCCGACTGGCGTCGTGTCATTGGCCGATATCCCGTCCGCCCAAGACGTGCTCGATTCAAAGAAGCCTGCTCCCGCGATGTCGGCGGCGCCCGCCGGGGCTTCCCGTCCGTCACCGAAGAAGAGCGACAGCTAGGAGATTAGGAATGGTTGCAGCACTCACCCTGCGGGTCTACACCGGCTCCGCAGCTGGCACCGAGTCGAGCTCGGTGACCGGCATCGACCTTGAGTCGGCCGACAACGCGACGAACACCCTGGCCAACCGTCAGGCCAACCCGATCACGGTCGGCACCAACAGCTACGAGAAGTGGCTCAAGCTCAAGGTGGACACCGCCCCCGCCAATGGCGTGACCAACTTCAAGCTCTGGGGCGATGGTGCGGTCATGACTAGCACCACCCTCAACTGGACCGGCAACTACATCACCGGTGTCACGCCGGTGGCGACTGCCAGCACCGTGGCCAACACCACGTTCAACAACTTCACCTCTGGCAACAAGGGCACCTGGGACGCCACGTCCTATTCGGCCACCAACGCCACGACCCGGTATGCGGTCTTCCAGCTCATCGTGGACAGCACGGCTGGCCCGGGCAACTGGACCCAGGAAACGATCAACTATTCCTACGACGAGACCTAGACAGGACGCACGTTCACCATGTAGACTTCAGTCCCCAGTCCGGGGGCTGGGGAACTACATAAGGCGATGCTCGTCACGCCAGCGGCAAACCAGGGACCTTGAAGCCCCGAATCCGCCCCGCTATTGGATCAGTACGAGGACGTAGCTCAATGGCAGAGCGCCGGGTTTTTGTAACCCGGAGGTTGCAGGTTCGAGTCCTGTCGTCGTCGGAAGAACGGATAGCGGCTCAGTCCAGCGTGGTGCCTGGACATACGAGCTACAGATCAGACCCGGCCTATCTGGCCGGGTCTTTCTTATAGGAGGGACCGTGTCGTTGCTCGTCATTTGTCCGAGCCGTGGTCGCCCGGACAAAGCGCTAGAGGCCTATCAGGCATTCGTCCATCACAAGTGCAACTCCGACACCGAGATGGTCTTCGTCCTCGATGACGACGATCCCACCGTGTCGGAATACAGCGTCCCCAACATCGTCATTCCCGCCGGGTCGAACGGCATGGGCGCCGCCCTGAACCTGGGCGCTGCACAGTTCGTTGACTCCTACGACACCCTCGGCTTCATCGGGGATGACCACCGCTTCCGAACCGCTTGCTGGGATACTCACATCGCCGCCACCCTGGAGAGAGAGGGTGGCGGCATCGCCTACGGCAATGACTTGCTGCAGGGCATCAACCTGCCGACCCAGGTCTTCATCTCCAGCTCGATCGTCAAGACGCTTGGATGGATGTGCCTGCCCGGGGCGAAGCATCTCTATCTCGACAACACCTGGAAGGTGCTGGGCGAAAGCCTGGATCGCCTGTACTACCTGCCCGAGATCATCATCGAGCACCTCCATCCCACGGGTGGCAAGGCGACATGGGATGAGAACTACCAGCGCGTCAATGCGCCGGAGGTCTACGAGCATGACTCCAAGGTCTTTGCCGCCTGGACAAATGGCTCTGCCGTTGACGATATCGAGCGTGTTCGTCGAGTGCTCGCATGAACCTTGTGTCTGTGGTCATCCCGACATACAACCGCAACGACCTGCTTTTTGGCAGGTCACTCGCCTCCGTTCTGCGGCAATCGCATCACGCACTCGACGTCCACATCGTGGCCGATGGCATGGTGGACCCTGAGCTCGAAATCATGGAGCGTCGGCTAAAGCTGCTCAACGACCACAGGGTCAGATTCTGGAACATCCCGCGTCAGCTCTATCCCGAAGACCCAGGCCAAAAGTGGTGCGTGCTCGGCCTCAATGCTCGTAACCACGGACTCAACTACGCCGAAGGCGACTGGGTGTCGAGCATCGATGATGACGATGAGTGGACCGACACTCACGTTGAAGACCTTCTTGGTGCCGCTAAGGCGAAGGGCGTCGACTTCGCCTATGGCATCTCTCAATATCACTGGCCTGACAAGCACTACCAGACAGCCGGTCGCGTGCCTCTCGGATATGGCGCCCTGTGTGATGGGTCACAGGTCTATCGCAATGGCATGGGCTATCGCTATGACCCAGCCTGCATCAGTCGGGGGCTACCTGAGGATGGCGATCTCTGGGAGCGGATGCGCGCAGGCGGCGTGACCTATACGTTCTTCCCACAGGTCGTCCATCACTACTACGTCAATCCGAGGTGATACCGGTCCTTGGGGTCCCGATCCTCAATCGACCAGACCTGCTTGACCAGATGATCTCTTCGATCGATATGCCAGTCGGGAAGATCGTCATAGTCGACAACGGCGGCGTCGTCGAGCGCGAGCAGTCAGAGGAAGTCGTTATCAGGACCGGGGCCAATCTCGGAGTCGCCGCTAGCTGGAATCTCATCTTCCGAGCAACCCCGCACGTTCCCTGGTGGTTCTTCGCCAACTTTGATCTGACCTTCGCGCCGGGGGACCTATATCGCCTGACCGAGCACATGACAACGAACAAGAGGCCGATGGTCGTCATGCTTGGCGGATACTCGGCGTTTGCCATCAACCGAGAGGCCCTGGCCATGGTCGGGACGTTCGACGAGAACTTCCATCCGGCCTACTACGAGGACAACGATTTCAGCTGGCGGCTTCATCTAGCTGGCGTGCCTCAGGAGAATCTTCCGGCAGGGCTGCAGCACTTCGTCAGCTCGACCATTCACAGTGATAAATGGCTGCTGGAGGAGAACCACCGGACGTTCGGTGTCAACGCTTACCACTATCACAATAAGTGGGGCGGAGCTCCGGGTCATGAGAAGTACGTGACGCCCTTCAATGAGGGCGGCGATATCCGGGATTGGCGTCTCGACATCGATCGCCTGTCAGGACAGACTTGGCGCACCAAGCCGCCGAAATAGATAGAGGAGTAATCAATGGCCTCACTCGCGTTCCAGCCCGCCTCGGGCAGCATCATCCACGTCGGCACGGTGGTCCGCGTGACCGTGTCGGGTGCCGACACCAACGACACGTCGACCTACAACACGAGCCACTATCCGGCGTCGACCCCGTACAGCTATTTCATCCGCTTCCGCAAGTCGGGCGTGGATGACAAGAACAGCTACGTCTTCAACGTCAGCGCTGACGGCGAGCACGTCTTCAACAACTTCATCTTCGATGCCGCTGGCACCTGGACCGTCACTCTCCGAAACGCCGCCACCGACGCTCAGGTCGCGACTGCGTCAGTCGTCGTCAGCTAGAGATGACCCGTGTTCACTATGACCGTGAACGCTGGGATTACGAAGCGCACTTCCGGGATTTCCCGTGGCATGACAGCTGGATTGAGCGTCCAAGGCTTCTGGCTTCGGCCGTCGCTTTGACGCTCGGTTCTCCTGACAGTGTGTGTGATCCAGCGTGCGTGGATGGGTCGGTCCTCATCCAGGCCAACTCCCTGAGGCCAATCAAGCGGGCAGTCCTTGGCGATATCAGCAAGAACACACTCAAGACCATCCTGCCCAAGAACCTGCCATTCGAAGACTTCACCGTTCTCCAGAACGACGCCTTCGATACGCTCAACTCCCTGGAGTCGGTCGACGCCATCGTGCTGACCGAAATCCTGGAGCACATCGAGAATCCTGACGATCTGCTGATGCTGGCCCATAACAAGGCCCGCTGGCTGGTCGCCAGTTCTCCTATCGTGCGTGCCGGTGTCGACGACCACACCATGCAGCACGTCTGGTCATTCGACATGGACGGCTATCGCGAGATGCTCGAAGGAGCTGGCTGGACCCCTATGTTCTGGGGCACCGCCAACTGCGCCAACCATCCATACACCGACGGCTTCCAGGTCTGGGGATGTGAGGCGTGAGACGCCTCAACAGCTGGACCAAGGAAGAGGCCATCACCCATAACCTGCGTGATGACGGGATGGCGGTCGCCATCTTCGCGGATTCACAGCCAGGCAGGGTCTGGTATTGCCACCAGATGATCGAGTCGGTCATCAAAGAGAATCAAGGCAGACGCCTGAACATCATCGAGCTCGGTTGCAGTGCCGGTGATATCTCCGGCTTCTTCGCCGAAGACCACGATTGTTTCGGCTATGACGTCGTGCCAGAGGCGGTCCGTCTGTCCAAGAAGCGTTATCCGGCGTTCAACGTCGAGGTAGCTGCCGCTGAAGACGTCGTTCCCCGCGAGTGCGATGTTCTCGTTCTGTGCGAATTCCTTGAACACGTCGAGGACCCGATCAACCTGGTGACCTCCTGGTTGCCTCTAGCGAAGAACGTCGTCATCGGCCATCCGCTGGTGTGCGATGGGTGGGACCCAGAGGAGGGCCACCTGTGGGCCTATTGCGACGAGGATTTCAAGAATTGGTTTCCGCTGGGCGGTCATGAGCTGGCGGCTTCGATGGAGTTTTCGATGGGCTATCGGATGGCCCTCGGATACGGTCGTCGGATATGAAAGTCCTGATCACCGGAGCTGCAGGATTCCTGGGGCGGAAGTTCTTGGAGTATCACAAGTCCCAGGGCGACACGGTCTTCGCCGTCGACGATTTCAGCAATGCCAATCCTGTTCCGGGCTACCCGATCACGCAGAGCGATGCCGCGTCATTTCTCCATGACTTCGATCTGCGGATGGACTTGGCCTATCACTTCGCCGCTCCGGTCGGGGGTCGGCTGAAGATCGAGGGCGACCCGCTGTTCAATGCCGAC